ATGCTATCTTGGAAAATCTTAAATGAGTACATATTTAGTCTTATGCCAAGATATGGCTAGGGACGTAGGAATTCCCGGGACAGGCCCGTCTTCTGTAACATCCACCTCCTTGTCTGAGGAGGAGAACTCAGTAGTTAGATACATAAGAGATGCTGATCAAGATATTCAGTCTAGGTGGTTTGATTGGGGATTTTTATGGTCAGAAGCTGATATAACTGCAATCAGTGGAACTTCTACATTAACAAGTTCTAATTCTGGGTTCCCTACTGACTTGGGTAACTGGAAGTTAGATTCTATTGTTTGGGATAAAACTTCGGATAGTTATCAAATTTTAGAATATGAAGAATGGAATGCATATAGGGAAAATTATAAATACGGAACAATAGACTCTGATATTCCAGAGATTTTTTCTATAAAACCTGATAATAATCTTGATTTATACCCAACTCCTAATGCAGCAACAGTTGTTTCTGCTGAATATTGGGCAACCCCTACTGTCTTGGCTGCAGACGCTGATATTTCTGCGATTCCGCCTAGATTCCATAAGATTATTATCGCTAGAGCGAAGTTGTATTATGCTGAGAATGAGGATGCTCCTGAAATAATGGTTGGCTCTTTGTCAGAGTTTGAAGATTTGTTAGATAAACTAGAAGCGGATCAGCTCCCAAGACAAAAGAATAGAAGGTTCTCTTCTGCGCAGGATATGTTTAATTTCGTGGTGCGCCCGGAATGAGCAAATTAAGAAATAGGGATATTCGACCAAGTAGATTTCAATCTACATACTTTCCTTTTGAAGGGGGAGTTAATATGGTTGATCCTTCTCTTTCTTTGGAGCCGGGAGAATTAGTATCTGCTGATAATTTTGAGATAGACATCAGAGGCAGATATAGAAGGTTAGATGGTTACGAGAGGTTTGATGGGCAAACGCTGCCTTCTGAGATATCTTTTTACAGAGTCCCCTTTACTACTGGATATGCTAGAGATTCTGTATTTGATATGGCCTTTAGCACTGCATTTGATATGCAAATTCCTTCAGTGGGAGACTTAGTAAAAGGGGAAACTAGCGGAGCAATAGGTTCTGTATTAAGTGTTAGTGTCGAGGATATAACTGGTGATTCATCTTCCGGTTCATTTTTTCCATTAACTGCATTCTCTACCGCTTTTAGTACGGCGGAATTTCGCGCTTCAGGTAGAGATGGAAATGCCGAGGGGTATGTGTATTTTGTGATAAGAACGGGTACGCTTCAGGATGGGGAAATACTATTTTTTTTAAACAAGGATAGCGCATTTGGCGCTGCATTTAATGTGGAGTATAAATAATGGGAACACCAACAGCATTAAGAAAAACTAGGGCAGTTTTAACTGGTACTAGCTTTGCTGATAATACGACAGGCGCTATTACCGCGCAAATGGTTAGACAATTTGCTGAGTCTGGGATGGGCGGATATGCAACTATATATTCCCCAGCGGGGACGCCAGCAAGTCAGGCAGTGGCATCAACAGCAACAGCAACTATAGATTGGAATGCTGATTCAGTTGGGGCTAATGGCTCTGATGATACTGGTACAGTGTCCTCAACAACTGTAGGAACGGATGCTGATTTCGCAAACGACAGGATCAGGATATACGATAAAGGGTTCTTTATGGTCAATTTAGGTGTAAGTTTTGCTCAGACCGGAACGGACACTGTAATATGGACGTTTAGGATTGCAACTCAGGCTGACGGAGGTTCGGTAGCATATCCCGGCTATGATGCGGCAGTTCAAAAAGTCGCCGCTACACTGGATAATATGGCATCTGCTTCTGGAATAATTGATACTACTGGACATACAGATTATACGGATGTTCTTGCTCAAGTTAAGAATGGTCACGCAAGTAATTCTGAAAATTTCCAGATGCATTATGGGCAATTATCTGTATTTAGGGTGGGTTAATGGGGCTTCTTGCCACTGCCCTTTCTTATGGACCTCCCGTATTGAGGGAGATTTATGACGGGTCTACTATTGTTGCTGAAGCACGAACAGCTATAGAAGATCAGAGAAGTCTTATTCAAGTGGTCCCCGGAGAAGGGGCCGTTCTTGGTGTTTGGGTTTTTAATGGCGATGTTTATTCTTTTAGAAATAAATCCGGTGGCGCTAGTGCCGGGATGTATAAATCAACTTCTACTGGATGGACAGAAATTGATCTCGGGACTGGATTAAACTTTGATGGTACTGCTGCGAATGGAGAACCAGTTCCCGGAGACTCTGGGACTCCTACTACTATTGTTGGGGCCGGAGGCGCTCAGGGAGATTTAATGGGAATCTCCTATTATGGCGCTTGGAGTACTGGTGGTACAGGTGTGATGGTGCTAACGAATATTACCGGCACCTTTGTAGACGACGAAACTTTGAGTATGCCTCTCCTCGCTTTCGATACGGGATCAATAGAGATAGAAGTTGGAGATACCATTACAGGGGCAACCTCAGGAAAGACTGCTACAGTGACCAGCGTGACAATTAATAGCGGATCGCTGGCTGGTAGTGATGCGGCAGGTTTTATCTCGATAAAAGATAATAGCGGAACTTGGACTGATAGCGAACCAATAAATGTTGGTGGTGTTCAACGTGCTCTAGTTAATGGGGCATCAGAACCAACTTCTACTACGGTTGCCACAGCAGATGGTACTCAGTACTCTTTGTCATTACCTGCTGGTGGTCAATACGAATTGACGAATTATAATTTCCGTGGAGAGACCACTGGAATAACGATGTACGGGGTTAATACAGTTGGCAAGGGATTTTCTTGGGATGGGACAACCTTTATTCCAATCCATACGGGAATGAACCCTGATACTCCAGACCATATTGCGGCACATCAAAAACATTTATTCTATTCTTTCCCTAATGGGTCTATTCAGCATTCCAGTATAGTCGCTCCCAATCAGTGGAGCGCTCTCACGGGAGCATCGGAACTTGGAATAGGTGATAATGTTAGTGGATTTTCTACAGAAGTTAATAACGTTATGTCTGTTTTCACGAGGAATGATGCGTATATGTTGTACGGAACATCCTCTGCTGATTGGGAGTTGAGAAAATTTCACGCTGGAGCCGGGGCGATTCCTTATACTCTTCAAAAAATGGACCAGACATTCTTCTTGGATGATAGAGGGATTACTTCTATCTTCACTGTTCAGTACTTTGGAGATTTCCAGTCTGCTGTTGCTTCAGATAAGATTGACCCGTATATCCAAACTAAAAAAGACAACGCTATTGGCTCCCTGAGGGTTAGAGGGAAGAATCAATATCGTTTATATTTTGACGATAAGACTGGCGTTGAGATGACTTTTATAAATAAAAAGAATCAGGGGTTAATGCCTTTTACTTTGGACCATCAGGTTAAGTGTCTTGCGTCTGCAGAAGACTCCAATGGATTTGAGGTTTTATATGGAGGCTTTGATGACGGGTATGTTCGGAGAATAGATTCTGGAACGAGTTTTGACGGCGGCACTGTTTCTTCTTTTGTTAGGACAGCTTATTATCATTATGATTCTCCGGGTTCTCGAAAAAGATTTAGAGAACTAGGGTTAGAAGTTAATGCTGATACCTCAACAACTTTAACATTGACTCCTTCATATGACTTTGGTGGAACATTTACTCCGAAAACGTCTCCAATATCTAGCGCTTATTCGGTGACGGTAACAGCGGATCAATGGTCGGAAGCTGATATAAGTAATAGCAGCACTGGAGTAACAGTTGTCGCATCTGAAAGGGTTAAGATAAACGGGATAGGAATGAACATGGGATTAATTATTAGCAACAGTTCTGTATACGATAAGCCAATAACTCTTCAAGGGGCTATTGTAGATTTTACACCCAGAGGAGTTAGGAGATAAATTATGGCAAAATCTTACGCAGAGTGGAAATCACGAGCGCAACAGCTGGGCTGGGCAGCGGACCAATACTCCGTTGCCGCTTACAAGGGCACCCCCCATTTTAGGCAAGGTGGTGATATTGGGGAGACAGCAAGCTCAGGCTATACTGGAAAAGCCGGAGCAGGAGGGATGCCTCCAACTAAGCCCTATGGCCCGGGCCCGCAAGGAAGCGCAGGGATTTCAGACTCAGTATATGCTGAGTATCTGGAAGCATACCCTGACCTTGCAGAGGATTATAAACAATGGGAAGCTAAAGGTGTTACTCCCGCTGAATATGGCGCAATGCATTACTGGGAGCATGGTAAAAGAGAGGGAAGAGGATTAGGAGGAACAGTCAAGAAAAAAAGCTCTTTCGCCAGCACTGCACCCGTCACTTCAACCGCCACTGAAA